ACCTTGTCCTTTTGCAACTCCATCTGCCGGCTTAAACTATCCGCTTTCAGCTTGAGTCCATCAGTAGACTTACCAAAATCACCAAGCTTTGAGCTGGCTGCCGCAAATTCACTCTGTATCACTTTCAGGCTTCTTTGGATTTTGCTGACACCTTCCTGGAATCCGCTGTCGTCAAGTCCAACCCTAGCCACTACAGTATTGCTACCGTTTGCCATTCATCTCACCTCCTCTAGAACAGAATATTGTCAATGGTATCAAAGGAACTCTGCTCATCAATTCCGTTGACTGTTTTATAAACCTTAAATAGCGCCTGCAGCTTTTTCGGGGTGCTATTCCAGAACTGCTCCTCGCTCATTTGAAGAAGGTTCGTTCCTAAATAGAAAAGCCACTCCCAGTCCCATGTATCAGAACCTAAGTGGCTTTCGCTTCCCCCGGCGCATCCTCCGCCTCCGGCATTGCTTTGCTTAGTGCTTCGTTGATGGCTGTTCCCAGCCTTTCTAAATCATTCAAGCCCAGCTTCTCTCCAACAATTTTTAAGGTAACCTCCTCATCCTCAACCTTTACTGCCGCATAGATGAGCGCCCTGACCGCTTTCAGCTTCATGCTCTGCAAATCATCAAAGGCTTTGTTAAGATCCCCATAGACTTCCTCCAATTCGCAGAAAGTGTTCATGTCGAGCTTCAGCTCATATTCTTTATCTCCCAGTTTGAATTTAATTCCCTTGTTTTTTAGTTCAGCTGCCTTCAAGTATCCTCAACTCCTTCCTACACAGCAGGCGTTGGCTCTGCCGGTACTGCGGTAAACCAAGCTGCAATAATGGTCTGGTCAATTCCGGTTTCATCTTCATCGGCGATAAAGCGGAAGTTGCCGTCAAAATCCCTGGAAAAGAATGTGCCTTTGAGTTTGGCGCTTTTAGGCTGTGGCTTTTCTGCTTCAGTGTCATACTCATCTGTAGCCAGTTCGAATTTGCCCTTAAGCAGCCACACATAACGGTATTTGCCGTTGTGCTTCTTGGATTTAAACCCTAGTGCCAATGTCGGTGCAATATTCTCTTTGCTTTCAATAAGAACACCTTTGACTACCTTTGCTCCCTGCAGGGTTGCTCTGCTGGCGAGCGAAAGCTGATTGAGTTCAATTTCCACATCTACGCTGTCGAAGGCTGCAATGATGTCCTCCACCGTATCATCTGAATAAATATTTTCTGAATTCACTTTTGGCGAAAGCTTGGCGCTGACTGCCCTTTCCAGCTTGCTTGGTGCCGCATAGGTTGCACCTGTCTCGTCATCATCAGTGAGCAGCGCAATGTGTATGTCCCTTAATCCAATTTGTCTTGCCATATGTTAAACCTCCTTTGATTCTAAATAATAAAATTTGAGTCCCTTATGATAGAGGCCCGTATCCGGCTCGTAAAAATCCGCTTCATTAAGTCTTTGAAACCCTGCCGCAATAAGAAGTGCTTTTATATTGCTGGCTAACGTGGTGTAATCCGCTTTTGACCAGATATCCACTTGGACATAATGCCCTGTGAAGGCTTCCTCATCTTCCTCGAATTCCTCACCGGACTGAAGGTATTCGTGAAAAGTGATATAGGTCGTATCTGATCCGGAATATTTCTGAAATCCTACTGGAATGCCAAGGGGCTTTAATGTATCTATGACCAGTTTATTAATCAAGCTCACCAAGCCCCCTTTCCAGTTCCTCTATAATTACTTCATTGATTTTCTTTTTGTTCTCCAACACCGAATTCTCCGCCCAATGCTGAGCCGGAATCTTTGATGTACCCCATTCGGTAAATTTCGAATAGAAGAACTCCGAATTATCACCTTTGTTTGGCCCGATAGTAACAAAGTCCACACCATCTTCGCTTTCAATCTCTGATACCTTGATGTTGTCGGCCATATGCTTTTTACTAAGCTCAGATCTTGGAGCTTTCTCTTCCATGCTGCTTTTGACCATGGAACCGGCCTTATCCAGTGCCTTCTTTTTAATCTCTGTTCCCCGGCTTCCTAGCTTGTTAACTTTATCGATAAGCTCCTGCATACCTTCCAGTTCAATCTTAGCCATCCGACTCCACCTCCATCGCCTGAATCTCGATATATTTGTTTCTGTACTTGATGTTGTCAATGGCGGTGATGTTGTAACTCTTTCCTTGGAAAAGGATCTGCATGGTCTGATCAATCCCAGCCAAAAATCTGATTGTGAATTTGACTGTGTTTTCTGCCTGGACTGCTTTTGCTTCGAAGTATTCCTTGCCATGAAGATTTGTGACTGCCGCCCATACTGTTCTATACTCCTCTGGCTCCTCGCTTTCGAAGCCATTCTCATTGATCACAGGCAAAATCCTTCGAATAGTGATACGATGCCTGAGGTCTCCAATATGCATCTTTACCACCCATCCTTTCGGTATGCGAACAACAACCTCTTCAGAAGATCAATCATTGCTTTCATGTCCAAGGTTTCACGTTGTTCATATAGATTTCCTATAGCATAAAAACCCGCCTGTTTCACTGTGTCTGGAACCTCGGCAAACTCGGTAAGTGGAAAACGCAGAATATCCTCGCAAAGTTCCTCTGCGGCATTGATGCAATCGGAGATGAGCGTATCGTCCTCATCACCATCGACTTTCAAATATAGCTTTGCTTCTTCAAGTGTAACAATCAACACGCCCACCTCCCGTCATTATTCAGTAGTCATAATCCCTGCCGCTTTGAGTTTGGCAAGCAGAGCGTTAAAATCAACGACCAGTCCTGCAATTGTAGTTGCAACGCTGTCCGCCTGAAACGCGGCAGGTGTAAAATTAGAGGGCAGCCCGATAACCTGGCCACCCTCTGCAATCTCAAGCGTTCCACCAATAACGGTTTTCTCTCCGCCCTGTTCTGTATAATTCTTGACATTACTCATTCTCTTTCACCTACGCTTTCTGCTGAAGCACCTTGATGGCTTCAGGAAGGATCAGCTTTCCATCTACTCTCTGGGTTGCCTTGAATCCGACCTGGCCTGTTGCTGCAAAAAGCTCGTTCAGCCTCTGGAAGGACCTGCCTTGTCTGTCAGCTACCCAGTAATATCCGAAATCGCCGAAAGCGATGGACTTTGCTCCTGCGGCAATCGTAGGAACATACACTGATGTCTTAACCGGTCTATTGAGAATGGTATCCGGCTGACCCGCTGTGATGGAAGGCTGCCAAATGTACTGCCCGTTCCCATCCTTCAGCTTTCTAATTGCCTTGACGGTTGCATCGTTCATGATAAATATTGCGTTCTTTCTGTAAGGCGATTTCAAGCTGTAGAACAAATCCATAACCTCATCAATAGTGATAGCTGTCGCTGAAGCTGCTGTGATGCCAAGCTGCGCACCTCCGGTGGCATTGAAGATACCTGTTGGCTTACCAGTGCCATCCCCAATGAAGAACGCTTCTTCTTCCTTTGCACCAATTCTTCTAGCGAACTCCCTGGCAATATAGCTCTCCAAATTGAAAACACTATCATTAAGGAGTTCTTCCGAAACCTTAATCATAGTGGCTAATTTGTAAGCTCCGATTGAAACCTGCCCGAAAGCATCATCTGCTTCTGGGATTTGTCCTTCTTCATCTACCCATGATGCCGTTCCCTTGGATGCGACGACAGGAATTTTTCTATCCCCTGAGGAAGTTGTGATGACCTTTGCCATTGTTCTAAAGATGTTCTCTTCATCCAAGGCCTCAATCAAGGTCCTCTCAAATTCGTCCGGTACCAAGTATCCTCCTTCGGAGTCGGTACCAATCTGCAGGGCGTTCTGTACATCGTAGCTATTCTTGTTTCTCATAGCTTTCCAGAAGGCCTCTTTATAGGAATCGGATGCTCGACCCTTCTTCATCTCCCCCGTCTGACTCGCTCCAGGCTGATTAGTAATCGGTAACGATGTGGGACGGGAAAGTTCTGCATCGATAGATGCCTGACGCTCCAGACGCTCTATTTCCTTTCCAAGATTCATAACATCCGTCTCCATCTTTTCGTAGGTTTCCGTATCTACGGCTGAGAGTATGCCGTCCATCCCCCTCTTGCTGTCTAGGAAGGCTTTTGCCCCTTCCCATGCTTTAGCGCGTTTTTCTCTAAGTTCAAGAATTGTGTTCATATAAATTTTCCTCCTTAATTTTAGTGAGCCAGCAGACTCAGTCTTTTTTCTAGCTGTTCTATAGGTGTTTTGTTTTCAGGCTTAGCTGGGATAAGTTTTGAGAGCAAAGAGTTTGTCACCGCTGAACGTGAAAACATCATGGCTTCTTGCGGCTCCTTCTGTTTCTCCTCTTCACCGTCAAACAGGATTTTATCTGCAAAGCCTAGTTCCACTGCTTTCTTGGCATTGAACCAGGACTCAGCATCCATCAGATGTGAAAGCTTGGACCTTGAAAGTCCTGTCTTGATTTCATAGGCGTTCATAATGCTTTCCTTAACTTCGGCGAGCATTTCGCTTGCTTTCTGCATCTCACTGGAATCGCCAATGGCAACGGTCATGGGATTGTGGATCATCATCATGGCCACTGGAGACATCAAAACCTCCGTACCAGCCATCGCTATGACCGAAGCCGCTGAAGCAGCGAGTCCATCAATTTTGACTTTCACATTGCCCTGGTAGTCCATCAGCATGTTGTAGATTTGTGCAGCACTAAAGACATCTCCGCCTGGGGAATTAATCCAAACAGTAATATCCCCGGTGCAGGAATTCAGTTCATCCTTAAATATTTTTGGAGTAACCTCATCGCCGTACCAGGTTTCGTCCGAGATCTCTCCGTTGAGAAACAGGGTCCTTCCGGCTTCATTGCTTACCCAATTCCAAAATTTACGTTTCATATCGTTGTATCACTTCCTTTCTGTTAAGTTTGAGTTGCCGGTAGATTGCTCACCTGTGTTTGCAAAAGCTCCGGCATCCTTGAGCTTTGTCATATTGCCGTTTATGAGATACAAGTCTCCCCCCTCATCTTCAGAAATAGAATTCATATCCTCCATCTCGCGGATGTCGTTGGCAGATAACCAGCCGTTTTGCCTTCCAATCGAGTAGCCATTCATACGGCTTTGGTAATCGCCTCGAAGCAGTCCGTCAACATTAAGCTTTATGAAGTATTCGCTTTTTTCCTTAGGCAGCAGTAGTGACCGCTGCAATGCCTGCTCCCACCGAATCACCCAGGGATCAAGGGTATACTTCACAAATTCAAGCGATTGCTGCTCAATATTGGAAAAGCTAGACTTTTCAAGATCTCCCACCATGTGTGGAGGGATTCTGTACAGCCTTGCAATCTCATTGATCTGGAATTTTCTTGTTTCCAGAAACTGAGCTTCTTCCGGTGGGATACCGATCTGCTGGTATTTCATTCCCTCTTCCAGAACAGCCACCTTGTGGGCGTTATTTGTTCCCCGGTACACTTCATTCCAAGAATCACGGACCTTTTTAGGGTCCTTAAGCACACCGGGATGTTCAAGAACACCACCAGGATTCGCTCCATTAGCAAAGAAACTAGCGCCATACTCCTCACAAGCGAGTGTCATCCCCACAGCATTCTTCGCCATCGCAATCGGCGAATAGCCCACCAGGCCGTCGAATCCAAGCCCTGGTATATGCAAGACATCCTGTTTTCTAAGGACCACCGTTCCGTAGTCCTTGAAGTTTGGATTCTCATCCGAGGTTCGAGCGTAGGTATAAAAAATCTCGCCACTTTTGTCCCTTCCAACATTCACCTTGTTTGGTAAGAGAGGATATAGCCCAAGCACCCTTCCAGCACCGTCACGTATGACCTGTACATATGCATTGCCCCAGATGAGCAAATGGCTCATGAGTGTTTCTCTGAACACAAATGATGTCATTTCACTGTTTGGTTCATCGTGGAGGATGTGATAAAGCGGATGGTCATAGACCCTTTCCTTTCCACCTTCTTTGTAGCGGTAAATATGAAGCGGCAGAGAGGCCAAAGCCTCTGACAAAATCCGCACACATGAATAAACCGCCGTAGTTTGCATGGCGGTAAACTCATTTACACTCTTTCCGCTTGTGGTAGGTCCGAATAAATATGTGTAATTCGAGCCAGTATAATAGTCGCTAGGCTTGTCTCTTGCCTTGAAAATCTTTGAAATAATGGGTATATTCATTGCCTGCACCTCCAAATAAGCTCTTGTTCAATGTTCTTATAAAAAAAGAAGCCCGCGATCGTTGTACACAGACTCCCCTCTATTATCACTACCGCATCGTAATGCGCGATCTAATGCCATGATTGTTGCGACAGCGCCGTCAATTTTTTCAGTACTCTTCTCCTTGTCCGGTTTGATGTTCCCGGCAGGATCGGTTCGAATAAAGATATTGTCCATCATCCACCGGAGAACTGGATGCCCGCCATGAGCCAGCTTTTCTTCCAGTGTCAGTTTCATGAGCTCCTTTGTCGGTGGAGACATGTCTTTAAATCCCTGTCCGAAAGGAACAACTATAAAACCCATGCCTTCAAGGTTCTGAACCATTTGCACAGCTCCCCAGCGGTCAAAGGCAATTTCTCTAATGTTGTATTTCTCTCCGAGTTTCTCAATGAACGCCTCAATAAAACCATAGTGAACAACATTACCATCAGTCGTTTTAAGATACCCTTGTTTTTCCCAAATGTCAT